TACTACCACTACCCTTGAAGATTTTATTACCATTCTTCTCAATAATACCATCATCATTATCGATAGATATTTCTTCGGCTGTGTAATTCATACCTCTCTCTAACTCTTGGTCGAACAAGCGTGGGTTGGATTGCTTTCTTAGTTTAGCTACTCTAAGATACTCAGCTCTCACAAATTCATTCTTAAGAGTTCTATCTTCTGCTTGTCTAGTTACATCACTTATAATAGATGTTACTATTTGACCAGCGTCTAACTTCTCTCTTAATTTTCTATTCAATGTCTTAGATTTTCTCTTATTAATAGCTTTCTCTTTACGTTTCAACCAAGCACTATCTGTATGTGTTTGATTGAGTATTGATTTACTATGCCTCAAAGGAATACACCTCTAACATAGATGGTATCAAAATCAATATAATGAGAAACCTCATTAAAAATAGTATTGATTGCTTGATACTCAATAGACATAACTGTTTTATTAGTCATTTGTAGTCATATTAGTATTAACTAATACAAATCTACTGACAAAAAATCTGTTGTGGCTAAACCACCCAGCAATTTAAACCTTTGCTTTCCATTCAACCACACCTTGCGTGGTATTTCTGTGTTGTATTCTAGCTTTACTATGAAATATCTCATGCCTAATGAGTGCAGTAGTATAATCTTCTAGTATCATACCACATAAATTACACTCGTATCTCATTATTCATTACCCATGAATACATCTGGGGTTTCATCTGAATAACACTCTTTAGAGTATTGTACTAATGTCTCCTGTAAATCATCTAGGTAGAACGAAGCATCTCTTAACATATCTACCTTTTCTTTTTCATCTAAACTATAATCATTTAGATACCTTTCTACCTGAATATTTATCTTACGTGACTCACGTAAGAACTCTCTTACTGATTCAGTTAGATTCATTCTTGTTGTTGTAGCCTCATTTAAAAGACGAGTGCATACACCAATCACATCTGGATTATCAAACGTGCTTAATTCTGACGCAGTAGTCATACTATCCACCCTAATAGGCGTTAACCTAGATTGTTAGGTATGGGTACAAGTATATTGTTCAACCCTTTTTTAGCTGTGATTAAACTTTACCATGTGTAAACAAATCGTATCATTATCCCTAGGTCAGATACAATAGATGTAATACCTATCCACATCATAATGAATTAACATATATAATTGTGGGGTTAGTGGGAGTTTGTAGGATTTTCTATTTATTATAATAGTAATTGCTACACGTTCCTTATTCTTCCACCCTATCCATATCTTTGTATGAATTTTACCATATTATATAACGAGTTGCAACTCTCATATAATATGTAACTACTAATTCTACATCACAATGAATAAACATTAATGATTGTAGTAGTATAAAGGGGGAGAACCCCCATGATTATCTGTGTGTGTATGATAGTGTGCTTATTTATGGCGACATGCTAATCACAATAATTTATCTACACAACAGGAAGATAACTGTAAAAGTAGTGGTATTAATGATGTCTCTACACTCTTTTAATACCACTACTATAAAAGAGAGGTAACGGAACTATGCCTATGAATCCTCTCTCAGATATACTATAAAAAGGGGGGGAGATTAATGTTCTCTCATTTCTATGCCTAGACCTGCCTCACCCATCACACCTTTGAATTGTGTTAGTTTATCTAAACTAATCCACATCTTTCTGGTATAACCAGCAACACCACCTAAACTATTCTGTTTGATAACAGATATCATACAATCTTTTTGTTCTACTTCTTCAGGTGTATTATAAGTAGATATAATACTGTATGATTTCATTGAATGGCTCAACCTAACAATAATATTAGGTTTAACTATTGCATTTTCTAATGATTTAATAAATGATTCATTAGTTGATACTCTTTTACTACTAGAAGATGTTACTTCTTTAGTAGGGGAAGACATCTTATTATCTAATATAGATAACAATTTATCTAATTTATCTTCTAATACAGTTAATCTATTTGTATTAGATGATTTACCTTTACTGATTGTTTTGTTTACATTCAAAATAAATCAACAGGTATAAAACCACACAGCAATTTAAATGTTACTCACGAGGGCTGTCACGATAGGCAATTTAAATGTTGCCCAGATTCCCAGAATTTGAGAATCGGGGGTATTAGTGACCATTCTATTAGATAATACAATAATATATCCTATATACACAACAGTAATAAGATAATTGATTTAGTAATTGTTCTTATTCTTACTCATTTGATTACTAGAGTATAAACTTATACAGCAATATCATAGCCAATATAAACTTATCCTTAATAGTATAAATCAATACAAATATATAACCCCACCTTAATCCGTGCCTAACTACTTACCCTATATATATCTATCTAATAAGTGACGAATACATTACATTTATATATCCCTTATTATATTAGGCTTAGGGTTTAGGCTTATACATTTATATTAGGCTTAGAATAAGCTTATATAAGCTAAAGAATACAATAAGCTTAAGACTTAGGCTTAGTGTACAGCTTAGTGTACGGGTTAAGGCTGAGCAATAAGCGCTTAGCGCCTACACACTCGGCATTTATAGCCTAACATTTTTCGCTTGTGACAATAAGTACAAATTTCAATATTTAGAAAAGACATGATAATAAAAAAAATTAGAGAGCCTTTAAGGCTGTCTTAATTTGTGGATATTTCTTGACCAATACACCAACTAGGCTTATACATTCATCGTCTGATAATGCTATTCTATCAGGTGTAGACTTGTATTTGTTAAAACCTTGTTTGATTAACACTTTTTCGATTGTTTGACCTTCAAACTGTGTTAATTGTGTTAAAACATCTACTCTATCGGATATACTTGCGTAACCAATTTGTTCTACGAATGAATTTTTAAAGTCTTTTCCCCGTGGTTTGTTGATGACTTTTAGTAAACTCGTAATATGTTCGAGTGTTTCCGTACTAGATGTTTTTTTGGTCTTTTTTACGGCTTGTTTAGTTTCCGTAATTTTCTCAGATTTTGATTCAAGAACTTTTTCAACTATTGTCACAAGCTTACTAAATTTGTCCTCTAATACTTCAATTTCTGTTTTCTTTACTGTTTTGTTTTTCAAGTTATTACTAGAAGGTATCATTTTTTAGCATATAAAGGCACACCTAATCCTATAACGCTGTTATAATCTTAAAAAGATATATAAATAAGTAATATATATATACCATGAGCGTCGTGTACAACTTATGCTTATTACTTAATCTTATACTTATGCTTAATGCTTATTATATACATTTATATTATGTATGCTTATTATATTATTTATAATGTATAATTGCTTATGCTTATTATGATATAGTAATAGCCTTATATAAATCTATTTAATTTGTTTATGCTTATAAAAAGAAAAGGGGTGGTGTTACCACACCATTGACGAGTCACGAATGAACTGTATTGCCCGTGTCTCTAGTAAACTCCGAGAAGTTCCGTCTATTGTTAGAGGGCTTCCGTAACCTCTTGTGAACTTTCCGTCAATCATTTTACCGCCTGCGTTGTCTATCCAATACAAAATCATGGAGTTTCTGAAATCTGCTCTTGCTACTGCGTCGTCAAATCTGCCTTCTCTCAATGCTTCACAAAAATGACCGCCTGAACGATATGAAGACTGTAAATCCCCACTGGCGGAAGCATTTGGGAAGAAGTGCACATATATTTGTGCTACCATATTCAACTGTGTTTTTGCTTCTTGCATATTAACCCCTATTTAACGCCTTATATATATCTTGTTATCCCGTGTACACTTATTGCTTAGTATGATTAAATATAATATATACTTATTAACATTTAGTAATGTTAGTTAACTTAACTTATTTAACTTAGTTAAGTATTAGAAAGAAAGGGTATCAACCCATGGTTAGTGGGTCGTAATATCCTGTGTGTGTCCTGTCAAGATAACTCTTAGGCTTACCACACTTAACACATCTTTGATGTTTGCCTGTGTTTAGTTGGTGGTCTTCAAGACCATAACAAGGAGTAGGCATTATGCCTTACCCCTCGCCATGTCTAATCTTTCTATGAGTTCTTTCAACTCTATCTTCTTTGCCTCTATGATTGTTTCCATTACATCAACGTTAGACATTAGCATGCCTAACACAGGTGTTGATTGTAACCATGTATCTTCTATGTCCTCAAGACATTGTGCTTGAATGTCTAATGCTATTTCTGCAACACTCAATTCTTGTCTTGTGTTATTGACAGCTATTGCTAGTAACTGTGCTAGAGTTAGGGAGGTCAATAAAATCCCTCCTCATATTCCCAATCTCTATTTGGATTCTTCTCCCATTTTTGTATGATTCTTTTGACATCATCATAACTTAGATGTCCTTTAACAGTTATTGGGTTATCATATTGGCTTATCCCAATTTCATACAAACCCAATTTGCTACCATACCCATTATCAATTAGAGATAATGTAGCATATCCAGATTTCTCTACATAGTAGAGTTGATGAGGAGATGAAGATGTCAAGGGATTGTTACCTCCCTGACACATGGGCAATCATCTGTCTTATGCTGTGTGAATCTATCACACACTTCACACCATATGGATAACCATTTGATGTCGCTATCCATGTCTATATTTCTACCCTGAAAAAAAGAAGGGGGGGATTGTTTGGTCATAATATTATGACCTCACTCTTGTTTTCATTAGCCCATTTTTTAAGTAGTGCTAATTTTACCATGCCATTGATGAATAATTTTCTAGTTGTTGTGCCGTTTGATGTTTTCCAGCTTACTAGATTACCAATCTTCAAAGAATCTAATCTAGTCATTAAAAGATAAGTTGCTCTATTTTCTACAACTTTACTATTAACAACTTTCATTTTTTCTTGTGTTGAATCAACAAGATAAAAATTTCCTTCTATCTTGGTCTTCATCAAGGTAATGTTTTGTTTTGTCATTAATCTTATTCAATACAACATAGTACTTAAATCCATACTGTACAGGAACTTAGATATGGGTTGCTGGTGCATATGGAGAAAAACCAAAATTTGAAACAGTTTCACAGATACAAAAATTGATACAACTCGGGGGAAAGTCAGGGTCTAACAAGTATCACAACATTCGGAACGAACCTTTTTCAGATATTCGGCATCCAGGTTATACTTTTTCAAAAGTTCGGGGGTTACGTTTCTCTCACCCATACATTCAATCAAAAAATCCTTAAGCATCTCGCCACCTCTGTGCCAGGGCTTGTTATATATAGCATCCTCATTCTTTAAATAAACAACACATATGTGAGCCAACTCCTCAAAAGTAAGTTGATGACCATTAACCTTTATAATTCTATCCTCGGGGGACTTTCGACCTTGCGTCTCTTCAATCATCCTTACTAGTTATCCCATCATGTACCAAAGTACCCTGCATTCTAAATGCACATTTTATCATCTCACGTTTCGTGTGGCTTCCAAACGAATCACTACACGCTATACATATCATCTTTGATAATTGTTTATTCGTTATCGTGGTCTTCTACCTCTTTTTTCTTACACGAACAACAATCGTGTTTTTTCTTTGTCATTTTCATAACCCCAATTTACACTTATCACATATGAATGTTCCGCTTTTCTTATTAAGGCTGGTTACAACACCAGACGATAAACACTTATAACACAAACCAACCATACTCATTTCTCTGCATGCCTCTTACAATGTTTAATTATAACATAAATATGAGATGTATCTCCATCGTACTCCCAATCACAGTATTTACATTTATAAATCATTTTTAAGATATTCTAATTCTTTAATTAGATTTTTCCTCCAAGTATCAAGGTGATTTATTAATGTCTCAAGTTCGTCAATTCGTTTTTTTGTATCTACCATACATTATATATAAAAAGGATATATATTAATCTTCTTGTTCTTCCGTTTCTTCTTTGATTTTATCTTCAGCTAGGAATGCTAACTTCCAATATGTTTTTTTTGCTTTGCGTGGTAGTGTTTTGTTCTCATAATCCCATTTCCCGTATGCTATAGTGAACCAATTTATAATTTCGTTATAATCATCTATCTCAAATTCAACCATACTATTTCAAAGCCAATCTTTCCATAGCGTCTAGAATGACTATATATAATTTCGAATCTTTCTCTGCTACAATTTCAGCCATGCCATGTATAAGACCTGCAATTGTCCCAAGAAACAATTCCAAGTCATCAGGATGATAATAAATCTCTTTATCTAATCCTTCACGTTTGAATGCCTTTATAACAAATGCCGCACCATCGCTTATAAGGTCACTTTCCTTCATGAAGAAATTTAAATCTTTATATATTAAAAGTTTCACATATAACCATGGCTAAGGAAAGAGTACCTGAATTTGAAGTAAAAGAAGTTGTAGAGAAAAAATGCAAATGTACCCAAGAATCTATTGGTACATGTCATTATTAATACAAAATCTGACGAATTCTTAACAAAGTTTATTAACATCTAATTTTGAAAGTATGTATGGGTATACGTAGTTCGTTCTCAAACATAGCAAAGAATCTATCAAACATAAACAAGGCATATACAGAAACCACAGTACGTCCATCTATAGCACAACCTTACATGAGTACAGACACAGGTGCTAAACTCCCGATTTTTCCGTTCCCATTAATTATGATTTATGAATTAGCAGATAATATTGATGCATTAAGAATACCTATTGAAACTATTAACCGGGAAATGTTTAAAAATGGATTCGAGATAGTTGAGTCCTGGAAATATAAATGTAATAATTGTGCTAAAGAATTTCAATACAAACCCCTTAAAACAGATATAGCAGACGAGCAACCAAATTCTACTAATGAAGATAATGAAACTACAGTAGGTAGTACAACAACAGTTAAAGCAACTGATTTCACTGTAACACAAGAACCAAACAAAAGAAGCAAAGACTTACAATGTGATTACTGTATGTCAACTGATTTACTTAGACCAGTACCTGAACACAGAAAGGTTTTGGAAAATATCCTACATAATGATGTTAATGGTAACGGACAAAACTTTGAAGATTTAGTTAGACAGTTGGAAAGAGACCTAGAAATAGCAGATAATGCATATTTACTTGTACTAAAGAATTATTTCATTGATGAAGTAACTAAAGAAATTGTACCAGAAAAGACAGAGATTAAAGAACTACTAAGAATAGACCCACCCCAAGTAGCAATGATTGCTGACTCCGATGGTAGAATAGGATATGATGATAAGCACAATCCTGTATATGTTTGTCCAAAGTTCGAACACAGAAACAAACGACTAGTAGAAGACCACTGCACAATATGCGGAACCAAGGCACTAAAAGCAATGATAGAAGTAAACTCCGTATACTCTATAGGAATACCACAACCTAAGCGAGTTATCTACGGTGAAGGTGAGGTTATTTTCCGAGCCGGTAAATACAAACCAGGCTTAATTTATGGCTATTCTCCAATTTATGCAGTATGGAGTAAAGTCATGTCGCTTTCGCATATGGATGAATACATACGCAAATACTTTGACAAGATGAGACCACCTCGCGGAATGCTCGTTATTGCTTCGCGTAACTACGAGACATTTAGAAAAAGTTGGGACGTACTTGAACAAAAAGCACAGGAAGACCCATACATGATACACCCGTTGCTTGTTGAGAGTGATAAGGGTAGTGGAAATATGGCACAATGGTTAGACTTTACAGGTAGTTTGAAAGAATTACAATTTACAGAAATTAGAAAAGAACTTAGAATGATTATAGGAGCAATATATGGAGTGCTCCCACTTTACTTTGGTGAACTTCCTACTGGTTGGTCACAAGAAGGACTTCAAGTTACTATCACAAATCGTGCTATTAAATGGGGACAAGAGATTTTATTCAATTCTTTCTTCAAGAAAATCGCTAAAATTAATGGTGTTACAGATTGGCAGTTAAGATTAAAGACTGGTGAAGAAACTGATAAACTTCGTGACTTACAAATTCAAGGAGTAGAAATTGAAAATATGAAATCGTTACAAACATTAGGATTTGAAATTACTAGAACACATACAGGTGAATTCAAGGTATCTAAAGACCCTGTTATATCATTAGAGCAAATGATGTTAGGTGAGCAAGGTGGAGAACCTGGAGAGACTATGAAAAAACCTGGTGGTCGTGGACGTTCAACAGCAGCACCTAAAGAAGACACACAAAGATTCGAAGGTGAACCATCACAGAATCACCCATCAAGGGTGGGTGGACTTATGCAAGGTAGTCCTCAAAAGAAACCAGGGTCACAAAACAAATCACTTGAATTATCTAGACCTAAATTTCCTCAAGGAATAACACCATTGAACTATGAGATTATAAAATCAACATTACAAGATGCAGTAGACTTTCAATGGAATAAAGGAGACACAGTTGACAAACTCCGAAAGGATGCACATATGACAGTAAGAGAAGCAAGAGAACTTGTTAAAACAGAATTAGGATTAACTAGGAGGTGGGAAGATGAAAAAGAAGAATAGCACAACAAAAGAGAAAACTATTGTAAAAAAGAAAACAGTTAAAATAGAATCACCTAAAGTTGCAGAGAAGAAAGTAGAGTCAGGTGTTATACAATCATTACTTGGTGATATAGCATTTGCAGTTAACGGTGTTACACATAGTTCAATTATAACAGCATTAACAAAATGTCATAAAGAAATCTTAAATATTAAAAAGGATGTAGGCATTGGTAACTGAATTAGAAACTAACTCTAACTCAAATTCCCTTACAAAGAAACTTTGGGAGAAACATCAAAACGATGAATATACACATGTTGATAATTATAAAGAGGCTGTCTGCCTAGGATGCATGAAAGTTGACGTGGCAG